CGGCGACCCCGAGCTGGCCATCGCCACCCCTACCGAAGAATAATCTATGAACACTGCTGTCTGGATCCACACTGATTTACCTACCGAGCTAGTCTCGTCCACCATTGAAACATTAAAGTCACACGAAGACAATTTATTTGATTCTAAGACTACTGGTTACTCAGCGGGGGTTCGAGACAGCAAACAACTGTGGGTTCCTGAAACTATTTGGATTTCTGGCTGGATTAAGCACTATGCTGATCTAGCCAACAGAAATTTTCAATACGATCTTACAGGAATCCACGAACAACACGTTCAATATACTGTCTATAATGAAGGCGGTAAGTTTGATTGGCACATTGATGAATCGTTTTCTGATCAGCTTGAAATCCGTAAGCTAGCCTTTAGTCTTCAGCTCAGCGATGAGTCTGAATACGAAGGCGGTGAACTTGAATTTCTTGATAGTAAAAATCGTTTTATAGCTCCTAAAACTCAGGGCACAATTATTTTCTTTGATCCAAGAATCACTCACCGTGTTCGTAAAGTTAAAAGTGGAACCCGCCGTGCCCTTGTTGGTTGGATCGGCGGACCACGTTGGAAGTAAACCTACTAATTTAGAACAATGATTGCACTTATCCGTCCCGTTCTTATGTCGTTCCTTAATAGCGACAAAGTGAAGCGATTGATTGTTGACCTGCTCCGCAAACTGGCTGAGCAATCTGATAACACTGTTGACGACCAAGCTGTTGATTTTATCGAGCGCGGTCTCTTTGGCGGCTGATGGACTTGGGAGCACCGCCGGTACTGCCGGTTCTAAGGCTCCCTGAGGCCCCTCAATTGCCCCGCCCGGTACTGGAGGTACCACGAGCACTTTTACCCTCGTACAAGCCGCTTGTAGTGCCTCCTAACGACCTTCGGCCACCTCCGGGAGTCAAGGGTACAACACCCTCTGAACAAAAGAAGGCGGAGAAGCCTAAACCTAAGCCTCCGCCCCCTAAACCACCCCCACCAACACCTTCTCAAGTCCGTTATGTAGATGTACCGGGTACAGATCTTACTGTCCCCTTACCTAGTAACGAGATCTTGGCTACGGCTACAACGACAGCTACTGTCTCGGTTGCAGCCACCCTTACAGCTACTGCAGTCTTTAAACGGACAGTTAGCGTCTTGAAACCAATTATCAAGAAACTGCTAACCAAGAAAAAGAAAAATGCACAAAACGAAGAGCTTCCTGAATGAGTTCTTTAGTGAAATAGTTAAAGCACTTGTGCTCGTGTGGAGTGCTGGTGTTCTAACAGCTTCCTACATGGGAATGCTACAAAAGATGGATCCCACGTTTGTTGCTAGTTTGCTTAGCGGCACTCTAGCTTCGTATGGAATTAGTCGGATGGACACCAAAAAATCTACTTCGGAGCCACCTAAATGAAGAAACTACTTCTCCTGTTGCTGTTGGCTTCCCCTGCAGCAGCTCAAACTGTTACCCCGCAGTTCACTCAGGGGTCAATGCAATCCACTACTACCACCACACAAACCATCACTGAGACCATTGCAACTGAGGTTTACGGTGGTGCATACTCATCATGGTCTGGAACAAACGTAACCCCAAGTGGGGACATCACCGATTCCTCAACTACTTGGTCGGTGACCACAGCTGGCGAACAGTTTCAACTGGAGACTGTGACCCGAGCAGCGGGAATCATCGAAACAATCGACATCACCCGCGACATCGACACTACCTCTACTACTACCTCGCTGTCTGTCTTCTCGCAGTAACTCCGGTTAAAGCAGAAGAACCAACAGTTAGCAACAATGCATCGCCTATTGCAGCAGCAACGGGCAATGTTACCAATCAAGCCGTGCAATTCCAGAACAATGGAGCCCCTAGTAGACAACAGTTTACTGGAGGTAATTCTTGTAACGGCACAACAATGACGTTTTCTCCATTCTACATGGGAAACGATACGTTGCCACAAGGCTACACTCGTAACAATAACTATGGTGCGCAGCTTAACTTCTCAGTACCGCTTGACGGTGGGATGATTGAGCAGTGTAAAGCTATTGCTAAGCGTCACGAAGAAAAGCTGCGGCTTGATTATGAGCTAGTACGTGCACTTAAGTGTACGGAGATCATGAAGGCTGGGTTTACGTTTAGACCCGGTTCTCGGGTAGAGGTACTGTGTCATGACATCGTACCAATTGTGTCTTTAACAAATGAAGAAAAAAGCAACTGAGGATCAGTTTAACGAGCTTCATAACCTCGTTACATCTGAATTCCTCGCACGTATTAAATCTGGTGAAGCCACGACACAAGATCTCAAAGCAGCTTGTGACTGGTTAGCCAAAAATGACATCAGTGGTGTTGCCTTTGAAGGTAATCCACTTGATAAGTTGGTGTCTGTTATGCCAACTGTTGATCCAGAACTAGTCCAGCGGAGGTTGTATGGCCCGAAAGTCTAAGTACAGCGGACCTAAATACGCCAACGGTAACTACAAATCATACCAGAAAAAGTATGATAGCAGTAAACTACAAATTGAAAAGCGTAAGCGATTAAATGCTAAAAATCGTGAACTTGGCACTTATGGTAACGGAGACGGTAAAGATGTTTCTCACACTAAAAGTGGTAAAACACGCCTACAAATTCAAAGTAAAAATCGTGCCGCTAATGGTCACGGTAAACGCTCACGTTACGCATGACCCCGCTGCTCCCCAGTCCTGATCACTACCTGCAAAATCTAATAACCATGACTAGCCCTGAAGCGAAACGGCTATGGCGACGAGCCATCAAGGAACACTTCAACTGTCAATGTGTCTATTGTGGAGAACATTATGAATTACACGAACTTACTCTTGATCATGTTGTACCTCGTTTTTATGGAGGACAAACGATCACGCGAAACTTGGTTCCATCCTGCAGGAAATGTAATCAGAACAAAGGAACGAATAACTGGCTCACGTGGATGAGGCAGACTTTTGGGACTACCCCAAGAGAAAAGCTTATTTTATCCCACATTAAATAATGGCTAAAGATAAAAGTAAAAAGGGTTTTAGAAAACTCCCTGAACAGTGGGTTGAATTTCTTATCAATACGTATGGTTATGAAGCAACAAAACAATACGTTAAAGATACGGGCAGAGGAAAAGCTCACGCTTCAAAACAAAGGATAGATTTATCAGCAGCGTTTGAAAAAGTAGGTAGTGTTCATGAAGGTCACTTTGCTGCTGCTAAAGATCAAGATCTTAAAAGAAAATTAGGAGGTGGACCAACCTCATCACGTGGTTTGCGTCCAGAACTTGGTTATTTAAACGTTGCCCACGGTGAAAAACCCAGAATTTCTGTTGCAGAAATGAAGAGGCTGGGATTCCCTACTGACTGGGTAGAAGATTTTTATGAGTGGGATTTAGAACGTCTTGGTATGAAAGTCATAGGTAACCTTGATGTTCAAGGTGCTATGGACGTAGATGCTGGGATGCCTATAGGACAAGCTGAAGCCCAATCTAGATTCCGGGATGATTTACGCCAACAAGGTGTTGACATTCCAGGAGCACGTCCAACTTACCCAGAACCAGAGGGTAAACCTCTGAAGTTTGAGATACCAGAGACACAAGTTATTCCTCCTGAATTTGATGCTTCCGACATCTATCAAACTGGTGAAGTTGCGGTTAGACCGAGAACTGGTCCAGTACCTAAAGTTCCAGCACAACCTGTACCTTCTGTTGAATTAAAAGCCGAAAGCGGTCAAATGCGGACTTTTGTTCGACGTGTTCCAGGTGGGGTTGAAGATGTAATTTTTGATGCAGGTCAGTTGAGAAAAGCCCAAAAACTGGCTAAAACTGTGTCTGGAGCAGCAGGTGAAATACCTGTTGCTGGTTATGTTGCTGGACCTCTGCTTGGCTGGGCTCTGGGGATGTCTCCTGGCGAAGCCGTTGCAAGTAATTTACCCGGTGTGTCTGACATTGAAGGTAACGAATTAGCTGTACGTGAACGAGTTCCTGGTACAACGGACATGTTCGTCGATCCCCGTACTAATAGGGTTGATCCTAGAACAATAGAAGAAGCCCGAAGTGGACCACTTGGTTTAGCCTATAAAGACGGTAAACCTATTGCTGTTCCTTAT